TTAAACGAAAATTGGACATTGGCAGTTGCCGCCAGCGCAGCGTTATTCATCACGATCTGCCCATTAGTCTTGTTCAGCGTCACTGCGGTACTCTTACTCGTCGCCTGCGTGACCGTGCCACCACTGCCGGTGCCGTAGCCGAGTCCTCCGGAGCCAGTAACGAGAACGTTGCCGCTGGAGTCGATAGTGGCAACCGTCGCGTTATTGATCTGCGCTTTGATGTTCTGGCCGGTAGGGGCATTGAGGGTGAGATCGGTAGCGGCAGCAGAGGTGATTGCGGATTCCGTCACGGTCCCTGTGAATATCGGACTCGCCTGACGAACTGCTACTCCTGTACCCGTTGCGGTCGATGCCTTGAGGTTGTCAGCATCAGCAGCGGCAATCGAGTCGAACTCAGCGCCGATCTCCGTACCCTTGATGATCTTGGAAGGGTTGCCGGTGAGCAGTGCATCCTTGGAGGCGTAATCGGTGATCTTGGTGTAGGTCGTCATAGTAGCTTCCCATCTTTGGTGAATATATCAATCTTCTGTATCGAAATCTGGTGACTCGATACCTGCGCCTCGAATCCAATCTGAATCACCTTGCCTGTACCACCAGCATTGATCGACACGACGTTTGTAGCCAGATTTCCCGAGAACTCGGCTAGACCGAACTCGGCAATTCCGTACTCGGAAGATGGCGCCAATCCTGTCAGCGCGGTCGTTTCGTACCCTGTCGCCTGGGTGAAATCCGTACCCCACTTGATCACGAAGGTCTGATTCGTCGCGCCAACGATGGTGAATAGGATCTTCTTCAAGATCGACGCGACCGAGGGATTCCCGAAATCGACCCATGTGGTGTAATAGGACATGCGATAAGTGTTCGCATCGTCCAAATAGGTCGAGTAGGTGCCAATGTAACCAGCCATACCCATGAGCAGAGTGCGGGATTTTGTATAGACGAATGACTTCGGTTGCATCCCGTTCCACACCGTCACACGACTCGCACCATCCTGTAGCGGCTGCTTCATGTCGAAGCATAGGGTCACGCTCGACGCCGGTAGCGTGAGCAGGTAGAACGCTTCGACCGGCGAATACACCGAACGAATGTTGTCCATGTTCTCGATAGACAGATAATCCTGTAGATCATTGGCGATGTTCTTGCTGACCGAACGCAGTGGTGCCGACTTCTCCTGAATCGTTCGCATCAGGGATCGCACGCCCGTATCGGACAGGAACAGCACATCGTCGCCTGTGTTCTGCACGCTCTTGCGCGAGATGCACCCGACGTTCGATAGCGAATCGCTTAGCGCCATCGTGGAGGGGTCGTTGGCCCCCGAGTAGATCAGGGTCTGCTTGCGCCCGAAGATGATCAGGAAGTTGTTATGTGCGGCCAACGCAACGATCTCATCACCGCCTTGCGGCCACACATTTAGGAGGTTCAGTGACCCCGCAGTGCCAGCGGTCCATTTCCCCGGCGATGCGGTGTCGCACCATGTGACCGTGTTCTTGTCGGTTGAAGTATCAGCGCACCAGATCCGGCCATAGGCACTCACAGCGCAGTTTGCTTGTGGGATGCTGCCAGTGTAACCTGTGCGCTCACTCATGCGGCGCCACTGTGTCGTTGATACGCTTGGTTCGAAGATCAACGGATCGTAGCCACGTTGGAAGAACACCAGCACACCGTTGAGCATTGCGGTCTGCCAATTCGAGGCAGTGATCACTGGCGCCACGCCACCACCGCCGTAGGTCAGCTTGGTCAGTGTGCCACCGGAGAACAGGAACAGGAGATTGTTACCCGCAGCCAATGTGTAGCGCGTGCCATCATTAGCGACAAGTTCGGAGAGCGTATCGACCGTGTTCGATCCGAGGTCAGCATTCGCACTGTGCGCTCTGCTCCATCCCTTGCGCGATCCGATGCGCCCGTACTTGTCGATGACGCAGTTCGTCGCTTCAAGGGCGAATGATGGGTCGATGCCGACTGGCGCATCTTGCGTGTTCAGTCCATAGAAGCCCGGAGCGCCGATGGAGAAGGGTGCGATCCTCGATGCCATCAGACCGCCACCCAGGTATCGTATTCGACGAAGTTGTTCGACTCAAGGGCGATCTGGTCTGCCAGGATGCCCTTGAACAGTCCATACGCCTCACTGGTTGCCAGTCCACCATCCTCGCCACGCTCCACAATCGCCCGAGCGTAAGCACCCGCAATGACTGCCTCGTAGGGTACAGTGATCACATCCCCGTCAGCAGTTAGCGGTAGCTGCGGCACATAAAGGTTGAAGATCAACTGAGCGCCAGTGCCGCCAGGGGTCGGGAACAGTTCGACCTTGTTATCGGTGCCATCGGTGCCGTTCCATGCGTAGTAACAAGGTGGTGACGACTGCGAAACTGTGGTCAGTTGCTGCTGGTCGATGATCCACTGGAGTGGTACGTTCTCGACCCGGTTCTTGTTCGTGACGTTATTGACCACGATCCCTTTCGGCCGGCGACCTGATCCGGTGACAGTGTAAGTGCTGACGCCACCTGTCGTATTGACTGTGATCGCCTGCGACAAGCAGTTCCAATCCCACGCATCCTCAACGGCACGTTTCGAGTCGTTGATATAAGCGCCGATGAGTGTCGAGTAGGCGTTCGTCGTGACTGACGCGACGGCTGACTCACGCAGACGGGCGAGGACGTTGTTCACAAGCTGGAGAAAGGTCATGGTTGCTGTCCTGTGAGTAGTCCGGGTTCTTCGTATCCCATACGCTGCCGCAGCGGTCGCGCATCAGGTGGCGCCGCATACTTGTTCTGATAGGACTGTGAGAGCATCCTGTTTCGTATCGGGGTGCTGGCAATATCAAGTGTTTTGTTCCATCGACCACCCACCGTCAGATTCAGCCCACGACCGCCCGGTGCTGGTGGGGTAAATGCTTCAGGGAATGCGGTGGCCGCATCGTACAAGTCCGACAGGTTGCCTGTGAATGAGGTGTGACCCTTATTGTTCCTCAACTTGAGGACATTCACATCACCATTCCCCGTCAACACGTTTTCGTAGGTTTTGGCCTTGGCGTAGAGCGTTCGTTGTTGTGCGAACCGAGTTGCCAGATCCGCATTTCCTTCTGCCGTCAGGCGCCGTTGGATCATTGCTTCAATCTGTTTTGCTACGTTGCGCTGTGCGTCAGCCAACGCGGTTGCTGCAGGATCAGCATTCGGGTTGTTCAGCACGCGACTCGACTTCGCCCGCAGGTCGCGCATGATGGCGATGGCGCCCGCACCTGTAATCTCGGGGAGTGCCGCCTGCTCGACCAGCGCATTGACCTGATCGCTATTCTTGAGCAACGCCTGTTCTTCCTCAGGGAGTGCGGTGATAAACGAGCGGTTGTTCAGCCCGTCGACGTATTCAGAATCTGTCTTGAACTTGGGGACAGCCTTGATCTCGTTCTGCACATCGACAAATCCCTGTTTCACAGGCTTGAGTGCATCGGAGGTTAATGCGGTGCCTTCAGGGATACCGAGTTCTTTACGAACCAGCGAATTGACAATCGGCTGATTGACTCTGTACGCACCTTGATTCAGCCCCGTATCGCCGGTAATTGCGGCTCCAAGGTTATTGCCGAACGAAGGGTTGGTTTCACTCGGATTGACGACCAAACCTTTGCGTCGAAGCATCGCAACATTGTCCAACTTGGCTGCATTGTTCCCGCTCTCAATCGCTGCTTGTGCCGCAGCATCGGTCTTGGCAGCAGTACCGGCAGCAGCGGATGCAGAGGCACTGTTTAGTGCAGCACGACCCCCAAGTAGTGTTCCGGCAACGGGGAGAATTGCTTGCCCGAGTGCTTCACCAGCGATCTGCCCCTGTTGACCATTGAGTGCTTGTCCGACTTGACCCCCCACATAACCGAGAGCCTTGTTGCCATACTCCATCGGTGCATTGATGACGGTCGAAACCGCTTGTCCTGAATTGGTCTTGGGTTGGTAGGTCATTGCGTTCTGAGTCGACGTAACCTTGTTCGCTGCTTCATCAAGCGTATCGCCCGTCGCTAACCCATACAGGCCACGCAGACCACCGGCAGCAGCGCCAGCAGCGCCACTGATTGCTTGAGTCCCTGCCTCACCGAGTCCGTACAGACCGCCGA